GCGGCGCAAGGTATGGCTCAGGGCCAAGGCGCGCCGCATGGGCAGCAGGCAATGCCACAGGCTGGACCACCGGCGCAGCCCAACGCGGGGCAGCAAGGCTTGATTCAGCAAGCGCAGCAAGGAGTCGCGGCATGAGCATCATCGGCAACGCGATCGGCAAGGGCCTGGGTCAGGGCCTGCAGATGTACTCCGGCGCCCTGATGCAGGACATCACCGACCGGCAGCGCGCCGAGCAACGGGAGCGAGAGGTCGAAGCGCAAGCCGAGCGCCAGCGCGCGATTCGCGAAGAGGAGCGCCAGCACCAGTCGTTGCGCGATGAGGAGGCGCGCAAACAGCGAGCCATCGAACTGCGACAGGCCCATCTTGCGAAGATGGAGGAGCTGAAGCAGAGGCGCGCCGATGAGGTCAAGGCTGAGGACCGCAAAGCAGAGCGCGAGGCAGAGCTTTATGGAGTTGCCCCACCGGCTGAAGGAGCGACTCCGGAAGAGGCCGCTGCCCAGCAGCGTCGCAACCTTGAAGCAAAGTCGCCTGGCGCTGCTGTAGGGCTTGTCAAGGCTGAACTCATGGCGCGTCTTGCCAAGAACCCTGACGACAAGCAAGCGGAGGCAGCACTGCGGGCCATCGATGGCAAGGGCGGCGCATCTGTGACTGGGGGCGGCAACTACTTCCAGAACCAAGACGGCACCTTCGAGTTGACCGAGATCGGCAAAGCCCGCGTCGGGTCTCTGAATCGAGCAAATGCCGGCGACGACGGCTCAGGCCCGCCCAAAGCTGACCGCGCTGAAGCATCGAAGCGACTCACAGAGGCCAACAGAGAGCGGGCGAAAGCGGAGAAAGATATCGAGGCACTGGAAGGCCGAAGCAAGTACGACCCGGCCCCGCCGGGGGCCTTGGCCAGCGCGCAAGCGAGACTCGACAGGGCAAAAGCTGCCGCCGACGCGTTCGAGGCTGTCCTTGCTGGTGAGAAGAAGCTTGCCGATGCGATCAAGTCCGAGGACAGGCGGCAGCCGAGACAAGAGGCCAAGCCGCAGCAGGCGTGGTCTGATGTCGCTGGCGCAAAGACTCGGCGTGCCGCGCTTGCGCAAAGGCTTGCTATCGTGCAGAACCCGAAGGATGACAGGGACCGCACGTTCAAGGCTCGGATCGAGGAAGAGATCGCAAAGATCGACGAGTACCTGAGCAAGCAGAAGAACTGAGGCAAGCATGGCCGATCTTTTGGACGAGTTCGATTCGGAATACGGCGGCAAGTCCACCGACTTACTTGACGAGTTCGACGCCGCCTACGGCAAGTCGAAGCCAAAGGAAGAGCGCGGCATCCTGTCGCGCCTGTTTGGCAAGCCTGACCGCGAAGAGGTCGCGCCCAGTGCAGAGGAGCAGGAGAGGCAGCTTCGCGAGGAGAGGATTCGCAATCGCGGTCTTGAGTCTGGAGTGCCGACACGAACGGTACTTGACCGGCTCAACAGCGTCGCTGCGGATGCTGGCTCGTTTGTTGCGCCTGTTGAGCCCAACAAGCTCACGCGCGAGGAGCAGGACGCTCAACTCCAAGCCGAGCTTGAGCGCAATGCGCGCAACCGCAGCCGAGACAACATCCCGGCAATGCCTGATGTTGGCTCTCTGCTCCGCAAGCCATCGCGTGAATCACGCCCGCTGACGCAAGAGCAGCAAGAGGCCCAGCTCAGGGCCGAGCGCGAGCGCAATGCGCGCAACCTTGGGCAGCGCGAGCAAACGCCGCAGGCGCCGGAGCCTGCCCAGGAAGACATCGCCGCGGTGCGCGAGCGCCAGAGGCAAGAGGCCTTGGCGCGCATGACGCCGCAGAGGCCTGCAATCCTTGACGATCTTCCGTCGATCAGTGGCCCGCTGCTCGGGAAGCCAACACGCGAAAGCAAGCCGCTATCGCCCTTCGACCAGGACATTCAACGCCAAGAGGCGCTGGCTCGCATGAGCCCGCGTCAGGACGAGTACCCGACGCTCCGCGCGGCAGGCGACTTCGCCAAAGACACGGCGGTCGGAGCGATGTCCGGCATCACGTCGCTTTCCAAGCTTGTCAGCGTACCGCTCGATCTTGCCCTTGCGGGTGAGGCGTTCGGCCCGATGACACAAGCCATCGACGAGTACGCCGAAGCCGTGCGAGACCAGCACACAGACTCGTTCAAGGCAAGTGAAGAGGCGCGGAAGGCCAGGGTTGATGCAGCGGGCGCCGCAGCAGTCGCAGCGCTTGGCGGATCAAGCAAGACTCGCAACAGCTTTGTTGAGCAGGCTGGGCGCGCAGTTGCGACGGCTGCTGAAATTGCCCAAGACCCAGCGGCGTTTGCTTCAACGCTGGCAGAGCAGCTCGGCATGTTTGCTGCGATGGCCAGGGCCGGCAAGGCTGCAGGAGGGGTCGCCGCGTTCGTGGCGGAGAGGGCGCCCGCCGTGCTTGGGACTGCGCCAGGCAGGTTCGCGATTGCCAATGCGGCTACGGCCGCGGTCATTGGTACCGGTGGCGTGCTGCAGGGAGTCGATGTCGGGTCCGAGACAAAAGCGCGCCTGATGGAATTGCCTCCCGACCTGTGGCGGGCCATCCCCGGGTTCAAGGAGCTTGAGGACAAGGCCGGCTATGACGCTGCCGTCTCGAAGATGGCGGACGACAAGGCAGTGTCGGCGGCGATCCGAGCAGGCGTCCTGTCTGTCGCGGTCAATTCAATGATCCCGGCCGCTGGCGAGTTTGAGCGCGCTGTTGCATCCCGGTTCGGCGGCGCTGTCGCGCGCAATGTTGAACATGGGAGGATGCGCGCCGCATTCAACGAGGCGTTTCTGTCCGAGGCGCCGGAGGAGGTTGGCGGAAAAGTCTTCGGCAACGTCGCGGTCAAGAGCGTAAACCCGAAGCAGTCCTTGTTCGAAGGCACTGGCGAGGCTGCTGGGCAGGCAGTTGTTGCTGCGGCTCCGCTGGCCGGCGTCATGCATCGCGCTGGCGCCACGCGTACCGCGGCAGGCGCTGGCGATGGGCAAGCGGATTCGTCCGGCAGGGGCGTCGCGCCTGTGACCTTCAGCGACCCCAACGGCCCCGCCTCCCAGGCCGGCATCACCCCGATCTCGGTGCCGTTGCCATCTGGCCCAGCAGCCCCGCAGTCTGACCAGGCCCCCGCCATTGCGACCAGAGAGCAGGAAGAGCAGGCGCCCGCCGGGGTCGAGGTCACTGAACTCACCCCAGAAGAAGCCGACGCCCTGCTTCGCGATGGCACTGCCGCGCCCACCGAACGGCCGGCGCAGACGCAAGGCCCCGTCGAGCAGCCGCGCCCCCGGGCAACCGACCCGATGGAAGACCTCGGCGACGAAAGTCTGCCCACGGAAGACGGGGCCGTGACACCCGGCGAGACGCCGGACTTCACCGGCGCGATGGAGCGGTTGCGGCAACGGAGGGTTGAGGAAGGGCAGGGCGAGGCGCCCATGGAACCGGCGCTTGCCCCCAAGCGGGGACCGCAGAAGCGGCCTGCGGCAGCGGCAGAACAGGCCGAGGAGCCCGCGCAGCAGGCTCAGGCTACCCAAGTACCACCCCGCCCCGATCAAGCCGCTGGCGAGGCCGCTACGCGCCTTGCAGAGGCATCGCCGGCCGAAACTGAGGGCGGCTCAGAACCGGCCGTTGCCGAGCGGTGGGCCGGTCGCGGCGCCGCCGGGTTCTCGACTCTAGGCAGCGCCAACACGGCCTTGCGTGCGCAGCAGCGCAAGCGCCCCGATCTCGATTGGTCTGTTGCCGAGCGCGGCGACGGGCGATTCGAGCTGGAGGGACGGCAGCGTAATGAGGCCGTCACGGAAGATCCCGCAAGCAAAGTCGCTGCACCAGTGTGGAAGCCATCCGAGGCGGAGCGCATCGAGATTGCCGCAGCAGTGCAAGCGGAAGTCAATGCCAAATCGCGCGGGGCAAGCGAGTTCACCGTCACCCAGGCCCGACCGGACCAGATCACCGAGGCCGGCCGCGAGGCCGAGCGCGTAGCCTCAGCGTTCGGTCTGCCTGTCGTCTTCGTCACGGCGACCGACGCGCGCGGCCGGGGAAAGATGCACGGGGCCAAGACGACATTCAATGGCCGTGAGGTGGTTCTACTCAATGTCGACTCGCCAAAGGCGCCGCTCGCCATCACGGCACATGAGCTGACGCACGCGCTGCCTGAGCACCTCAAGGGGCCGGTACTGCAAGCCGTTCGCGAAGTACTCCCGCCCGAGTTCCGAACAAAGGCTCGCGCAAATGCAGCGGCCTACAAGGGGCTGTCAGACAACAAGGCGGACGAGGAACTTGCCGCCATCCTCATGGAGGACGTGTCCAAGGACTCCGGGTTCTGGGCAAAGGTCTTCAGCCGGTTGCCAGACGGCGCCGTGCGCCAATTGTTCGAAGCCATCTCGGCAAAGCTGAGCTCCGTCTTCGGGGCGGGCGGCGTCAGCGTGGTTGGCCACAAGCTGTCGTTGGCCGACGCGCAAAAGATCCGCGCAGCTGTCGGCGATGCGTTCGCCAAGTGGGCAGAGGAGCGCGCTGGATCGAATGCTGCGCAGCGTCACGCGAAGGGCGATACCGCTCGCGAAACGCAGCGCGTGACAGAGGCCGTCCCTGATCCGTTGGCAAGCGAGACATTCTTGTCGGACATGCCCGATACCGCCGACAGCATCGATGTCGCTGCGCCGATGAGCGCAAAGCGCGCCAGCATCAAGGGCAAGGTCGACTTCTCTGTCGATGGCGACGAAGAGAGCGTCATCGACAAGGACTCCAACACGGTTCGATCCGTGATGAACATCGAGCGTCGGGAGCGTGAGATGGCTGACGCCTCGCGACTGTCGGCCGAAGAGCGCCCGGCCATCAAGGCAAGCGCTGCGAAGATTGGCGTGCAGCCGGAGGTCATCGAAGAGGCAATAAGGGAAAAGAAAAAGTCGTTCCCCACGGCCGGTGGGGCGTGGGCTCCAATCACGTACGTTCGCTCGAAGAAGAAGAAGAGCGGCGCAATCGAGCACGTGTTCAAGACGCTGCCATACACGTTCGACAAGAACAAGACGACCGGCAAGGCCCTGAAGCTGGGATCGCCGGCTTACAAGGCGCGCGTCAGGGGGGTCGCCTTGGCGCTTGTCGGGAAGGTGGCAGAGGTCAAGAAGCGCGCCGATGCCGGGGACAACAACGCCAAGGTCATCATCGAGCAAGCGGGCTGGTACCGGATGATGCGCGAGCGTCTGCGCAGGGAGTTCGGCGGCCTTGGAGACCTGTTCGCCGACCTGCTCGGCGCAACTAGCCCCATCACTGCTGTCCGCACCAATTGGGGCGACGCGATTGAGGCCTTGCGTCTAGCGCTGCAAGGCAAATATGACCACCTCGTCCCGCAGTGGGAGGAGCACTTCGCCCGCGTCGACGCACTGGAAGCCGAAGCGCTTGAGTGGTTCCGTCGCGAGGCAAAGGAGCTTGGGTCCAAGAAAGCCGTAAAGGAAACAGACGAATACAAGCGCTGGCGCGAAAGGTTGAGCATCGCAAGGGAACTGCCGGATCGGCTGCTGCCCAGAAAGGAGTCGGGGAAGAGGTTCGGCTCAAACAGCAAGAACGTGGCAAGGGCGCTCGCCGGTTTGTGGCGAGTCGTCAAGGCCGAGAATGTCGACATCGGACGCGGTGCAACCGCGCCCAAGGCCATCAACTTCAGCGGCAACCTGATCGGGTTCAGCGGCCGCGCGACGATTGACCTGTGGGCCGCGCGCCTGCTGCAGCACCTTGCCGGGATGCCGCAAATCCCGACGGTCGCAGAAGGAGCCGTTGCCGGAAAAATGAAGCCCGACGGGTCGACAGTCGGCCAGTTCAGGTTTGCCCAGGATGTGTTCCAGGAGGCGGCGCGGACGATCCGCTCGGACAGCGAGCTTGCCGAGAACGAGAAACTGCGCGACATCAACGACGACGATCTGCAGGCGCTCGTGTGGTTCCTCGAAAAGGAGCGCTGGACCATCAACAACTGGACGAACGCGGCCGGTGAGGGCGGGTCGTTCGAGCATGAGGCATCACTCACCGGGTCATCGAAGCAGGATCGCATTGCGCAATTGCGCGGGATCATTTCCGCGTCACCGCCGGCAGAGATCACTGCCCCGCTGAAGAAGCTCGACGGCGCCGCTGCGGCGGCTGCGATTGCTGCACACGCTGAGGCGCACAGCGCCGAGCTGGAGGAACTCAGACGCATCAACGCCGGGGAGGTCAAGGCGACGAAGAAGCGCAAGCGTGATCTTGAGAAGGCAACCGAGCCGCCAAAGGAGCATGCGCTGACGCTTGAGCGAATCGCGCGCGCTCAGGAGAAGCTCGCAGCTTTTGAGGCGAAGAAGGAGGCCGCAAAGAGCGAACTTGCCAGTCTGGAGCGCCCTGTCGACAGGTTCGTCTTCGGCCTCACCACGGAGCAGTCAATGGCGCTGCAGGGCGTCGACTACGTGCCAACCGATCAGGACATGGCGCGCCTGGCGAATGCCATCAAGCTGGCCGCGCACGAGGGCGACAAGAGCAAGGCGCTCATCGCCGTGAAGACCGCTACGACCCAGGGGCGGTACGGATCGGTCGAGCGTGCGCTGGATACCGAGATCGTTGCGCGAGAGGGCTACGACCCGACGAACGTCTGGCGCACGGTTTTGGAGGAAGCGAGGGCTGCTGACCAGGACAGCGTCTTTGCGTCGCGCATCCTGCGCGCCGACGAGGACGTGGACCCGACAAGGCATCGCCCCGGAATCGAGGTCTACTTCCACAAGAGCATCCCCAAGGAGCAGCTCGAAGACATCCTCGCCAAGCTATCCGACTCCGGGCTGACCATGTTCACGGTCTCCGTCAGCGCGCGGCCAAGCTCCGCCTCGATGCGCGGCGAGATGCCAGACGCCGTCGGCGTACGATTCCAGTACGTGCCGGAGTTCCTGCAGCGCTACGGTGATGCCGACTTCACCGGCATGAGCGATGAGCAGATCGTCGCGGCAATGAACGCCAAGGAGGTCGAGCTTACCGACCTCGCCGAGAGGCTGCTTGCCAACAACGACTTCGTGTCCAGCGCGGGCGTATACTGGCACGACACGACCGCAGCATTCAGGGGGGAATACGATGAGCGGATCAAAGACCTTTCGGCAAGTGGACAGGCTGAAGGAGATTCTGAAGAGGCTGGACCCGGACGGTTCCAAGTCGGAGAGTCCATTCGTGAGGGGGCTGCGCGAGCAGCTCGATGGAATGCTGCTCGCGAAGAGCATGCGCGAGCGCAGGCTGGAGGGAGTGGACCACTTCATGATCGGGTCGATGGGGGCACCAGTTTCAGCCTTGAAGAGGCCGCTCCCGGACCTGCAGAACCTTCCGTTCGACCCGACAATCGAGGCAGTGGAGGGAACGGCGCGAAGGGCGAGAGAGTCACGGGAATCCACTACGGGAGAGCCCAAGGACTGACGCGCCTTGCCGGTACGTCGTTCGGTACCGGCATCAAGGGGGCAGAGCAGGAGCGGCTGAGCAAGCCAGGCGTGGACCCGCGCATCAAGAAGCGGGTCTACTTCTATGTCTCGACGCCTGGCGGAATCCCTGCGCCAGAGGCCGGCCTCGGCCCGAACGTGTACAGGGCAGAACTCGGCGGCCTGTACGACTGGTCAAAGGCCTCGCTGCGCGATGTCAATGCCATTGAGGCGCGCGCGCGACAGATCGCAGGAGACAGGCAAAACGCGCTCGAATCGGCCGTGCTCGATCTCGGGTATCGCGGAATCGTGTCTGACGGCGTTGCCATCGTTCTTAACGAGGATGTTCCAGTCACGTATATCGGGAAAAAGCATGAGCACAACGTCGTACCGCGGAACCAGGAACGCGTGCGACGCGTCGACCTGGAAAACAGGACGCGAGAGGAAGGCGACGAGCTTGTGCGCAAGGTCGGAGACGGCTACAAGACCATCATCGCAGCTCGCCCCGAGCTGGCGCGCGAAGTGCCGTCATTCCGCCAGGAGTTCGGCGAGGCCCGCGTTGCAAAAAGCGACGCAGACAGAGCCAATGAGATTCTCGCCAAACATGGCGGCTTCCGATTCGAGATAGACGACACGAGCTTCTCAATCGATCGCGATTCTGATCTCCACGAAGCCCCGCGGGCTCTGCGCGACGACGACCCGCTCATTGAGGTTCCGACGCTGCTTCTCACAAGGACGCCTGACGGCAATCCGAGAGAGCTTCTTCACGGGAAGATCATCTCGTCTCACTTCGACGGCGTAAAGCCGGCGAACGGAACGCCAGTGGCCTACGTGATGGGCGGCGGCGGCGGTAGTGGTAAGGGTGCCGTGCTGAAGCGGCTTGTGGCCAGCGGCAAAGTAAGCGAAGACAATGCAGTTCATCTTGACCCTGATGAAATCAAGGGGATGATTCCGGAGTACAAGGCAATTGTCGCAGCCGGAGACTCGCGCGCTGCAGCAACCGCGCATGCCGAATCGTCTCTCCTGACAAAGCGCGTGCTGGAAAGGGCGCTTGACGGCAAGTACAACATCATCCTTGACTCTACGCTTGGGGACGTTGGCAAAGGACTTGAGCAACTCAGGAGAATGAAGTCAGCAGGGTACGTGGTCCGCCTGTTTGGCGTCACTGTAGACCCGGAAATCGCAGCAGAGCGTGCCCACGATAGGGCGAAGAAGTCTGGGCGATACGTTCCTGTTGATCAATTGCTCCTGGCCCACAAGCGGTTCACTCCTGCATTCAAGCAGTACGCGGACATTGCCGATTCTGCGGAACTTATAGACAACACAACTGAGCCCACCGTGATTGCCGAGAAGTCAAGCTCTGGGCTCAATATCATCAACAGAGAAGAGTACGACAAGGCTGTCGCAAGGAGCGAAAATGTCAACACAGAAGCAAGAACAATCAATGAAATCTACTCCCGTGGACAAGCTGAAAGCAGCGCGCGCGAAGGCGTGGGCCGACTGGACGAGCGCGAACTGGAACGAAATCGAGGAGTCGACACAGGAAGAACAAAAGCTCCTGATGGAGCAAGGCAAGGCTTGGGTCGAGAAGCAAGTGAAGATAGCGGCGTAAGCTTCTCCGTCCAGGACGACTTCTCGAAAGAGAAGGACTCATTCGGGCGCGAGTTCATCACAGGCGAGCCAAAGGCCAAGGACGGCTTCCGCTACTCGGACCTCAAGTCAAGGTCGGCAAAGAGCAAGGCCGCAGAGGAACTTGTCACAAAAGCGTTCGACGATCAGTTCCCGGCGATCAACGCTGCCAGGCGTGTCGGCCTCAACGATCCCGCAGCGCACAACTTCGTGCTTGAGCTGGAGTCCTTGAGCGGGCGCATCGTAGACCGCACCGATAAAGCGGATGCGGCACTTGTGGCCCCGCTGCAGAAGGCCCTTGGTGACGCTTCAAAGCGCTTGCGCATGGGCGTGCCTGCAATGGTCGACGCGTACGGCCTGTATCGCCTTGCCATGCACGCCCAGGAGCGCAACGCCACGCTGCGCGAGCGGGGGTCGAAGAAGGTCAGCCCGTCCGGCATGTCAGACCAGGAAGCCAGGACGTGGCTCAAGTTCTTCAAGAGCCAGCCACCGCTGCTGGCCGAGATGCGCAAACTCGACCCTCTACTCAAGGCGATTCAGGAGGAGACTGATCGCGTCCTCATGGGCGCGGGCCTGCTGACGCAGGAGGAAATCAACGCGCGCGCAGACTGGCAGTGGTACGTCAACCTTGCCGGCGACCCGACGCTCGGCGAAGACGGCTCCGACGCGTTCGTGTCGGCCTCGTGGAATGACGACACGCTCAAGGGGGCGAAGGGGCGCAACAGCCTATCTGTCAACCCGCTTGTCAACACGCTCAACGCGCTGCAGGCCGCGATCAACAACGCCGAGTATGCGACCGTCAAGGCAGCGCTGTACAACTTCGCCAAGGCCCATCCGAAGGCCCTTGGCGCCGAGGTAAAGGGCATCGGCGCGCAACCCATGTACGACGCAAACGGGAACCTCGTCTACTTCAAGCCGACCGAGGACAAGTTCAACCCGAATGCCATCGTCTATCGCAAGGGCAAACACCAATGGGTGATCAAGCTCGCTGACAGGGCTGTTGCCGACGCCATCAAGCGCCCGCCGCAGAAGGCAGCAATGCGCCCGCTGCGCATCGCAACGCGCATGCTCGCGCAGATGTTGACGCGATTCAGCCCGACCTTCCCGATGGTCAACGTGATCCGCGACATCCAGCAACAGCTCACCCTGATGCTTGGCGACACAATCACCGACGCCAACGGCAACAAGGTCAGCTCGGCAGCGATTGCCGCGAAGATGGCCGGCAGGTACCACAGGACATTCTCTGCCGCGCTCAAGGAGGCATTCGGCAAGGCGCCCACGGGCAAGTACTCTGCTGCCGCGAAGGAGCTGAAACGCCTGGGCGGGGTGTCAGGATTCAGTCGCCTGTTCAACGACGCTGAGGCCCTCAAGGACTTCGTGCGCGAGGCCGAGAAAGCGTCAGGGCAGAACACAAAGGCCAAGGTCTGGGATGGCTTCATAGACTTCATCGACAACATCAACGAGACCTTCGAGCTGACAGGCCGCGTCGCTGCGTTCTCGACCCTCACCGAGCTTGGCGTCGACCCAAAGGCCGCCGCAAACATCACGAAGAACCTGCTGAACTTCGACAAGGCTGGCACGATGACGCGCAATGGCTGGATGGGCGCGGCCTACATGTTCATCCGCCCGGCGATGACCGACTTCAGGAAGAACATGCAGCTCCTGAAGACGCCCAAGGGCGCGGCCATGATCATGCTCGGCACAGTGCTTTCGGCTGCTGCGTATGCCATGCTGCGTGAGGCTTCCGGTGACGACGATGACGATCCCGAAATCAAGAAGATGGACAAGCACAGCGCTGCGCTGCGGCGGAACTACATCATCCTTCCGTTCGGAGGCGACACGCCAGTGCGCGTCCCCGTTGGCTACGGCCCGCCGAGGATCATGTGGGGGCTTGGCGTCAGCCTCGTCGACGCTGTGTCGAACAAGCACATGACCCAACCCGAGGTGGCCGAGGGCATCGTGCGCAGCTTCACGTCGGCCATCAGCCCGTTCAACTTCTCCGACGTGAGCCCTGTCGACAGCCCGAAGGAGTGGGCCGCACTGTCATTCACGCCTTCAGTGCTGCAGCCGCTGGCCCAGCACATGCTGAACCTGAACAACTTCGGCTCTCGCATCCGCAAAAACGAGAATGCGGCCGGGGTCGACGCCGCGTTCACGAGCTTTTCTCGGACGCCAGAGTTCCTCCGTCAGTTGTCAAGGGACGTGTACGAGGCGACCGGGCTGTCAGTGTCGCCCGAGACGTGGGCGCACTACGTTAACGGGTACCTCGGCGGGGTTGGGCGTATGGCGCTGCAGTCTGCCGTGCTGTATGAGAAGGTCGGCACCGGACAGGACATTCAGCTTCGAGACTACCCTGCGCTGTCGACATTCGTGATGGCACGCGAGCGCTACGTTGAATCGCAATTCCGCAAGGTCATTGAAGCCGCAGAAGCCGCGAACAAGGCCAGGATCACTGCGGAATCCGGGGCCTCGCAAAGAGCAGACGCAAAGGCCATGACAGAAGGCAACGCGCGCATGGTGGCCATATACAAGGACATCCAGAAGATGCGCAGGCACGAGGCGGAGGCGATCAAGAAGGCCCAGGCAATCAAAGACCCCAAGGAGCGCAACGCACGGCTCGATGAAATCGACACGATCTCAAGGCAGTACAAGGCCGACTTCGTCGAGACGTGGGAGATGATCAGGAGTGGCGATCAATGACCGCCCCACCACGACATCATCAAACTGATTGCGGACTCGACCTCATGGTTTGTGGGATTCTTTTTTCCGCAAACCTTCTTTGCCTTCGCTATGTCTCTCTTGTAGTCCTGAACTGCTTGGTACGACCAGTCCTGATAGGTAGGCGGAACCTTGCTGATCAGGTACTTGAGACGCTCGATTGGTGATTTGTCGTACATGGTCAGAACGGGACGTCCCCGTAAATGTAATCGCCACACTGGTTCATCTCGATGAACCAGTATGGCGGCGTGCCGTGCTTCGAGCACTCGTAACGGAACCTGCCCGTCCCATCATCAAGCCGCTCCTGTGGTATCCAGTGATCACACAGGCGGCACGTATTCCATCCGCCTTCAGGCGGCCTCTTGCTCGACTGGCTTTGTCCAGACATGCCCTATCACCTCGGGATATTGTTTCGTCCTGTCAAGGCGCACGCCCCATGGTTGGCGAAGCGCGCCAGCGTTTGCCCATTCGACTGCCTCGGCAGCGTTGGCCGGCACTGGCACCGTGTGGTCCACTCGCGCCCGTATCCACCAGGATTCTGCGCGCGTCCTGGCAGCACCGAAGTGTTCCATGAGAACCCATTCCTTTGCCACCGTGACGAGCCCCGACTCGTACTCGACACGCATCGACGGCGTCCCACCTGGCTTTTCGTGCAGCCTGTACTTGACGCCGGTGACCTCCACAGTCGGGTAGCGCTGGTCGATCTCGCTCTGCATGACGGCCGCGCCGGTGGCAGCGGTCTGATGGTTGATGCGCTTCGGCGGCGGGAACTCAAATCCACACTCCGGGCACCGCAGCGTGGCGGTTGCACACCTGGCACCGCAGTTGTCACAGACCTTGAATGGCGCCTGTCCTGATCCTTTCTGTTTCGGAGGCTTGCCCTTGAGCATATCGACAGGGCCAAGCTCCTCTGTCGTCGAGGTGAAGTCGGCCCACAGACAATCGGCCTTCCCGTTGCGGATCGACTCATGGATGTCGGCGCCGACCAAGCGCATCCCACGGCCGCTTATCTGGTTGTACAGGACTGGGCTCTTCGTTGCGCGAAGCAAGGCGATGAAGTCAACCTCCGGCACGTCGAAACCGGTTGTTAGAACGGCAACATTCACCAGGCACCGAAGCCAGCCCTGACGGAATCGGTTGATGGCATCATCGCGCTCCGACTTGCGCATTTCGCCATGCACTGCCGCAGCGCGGATGCCGATCCTTCTCAGTTCCTTCGCGACCATCTGCGCGTGCTCGACCGTGACGCAGAACACGAGCATACGCTTGCGACCCTCGGCTAGGGTCTTGATCTCCGCACACGCGTCGACTACGAGCGCCTCGTCCTCCGACACCTTCGCAAGCTCTGCCATGACGTAGTCGCCGCCGCGCACCTTGACGCCTGACGTGTTGATCTTGGCGTGAGTGACGACAGAACGCAGCGGCGCCAGATATCCCATGTCCAACAGCTCGCGCATGCTGATCCGCGCCGCCACGCCGCCGAACAGGGCGTCAGCGTCAGCGGTAAGCCAGACACCATCGCCACGGAACGGCGTGCCCGTCAGGCCGATCACCCTGCACTCAGGCGTGTACCTGCGCAGGCTCGCAATGAGCATGCGCCACATCCCCTTCTCCTTGGGGTTCAACAGGTGGGCCTCGTCGCAGATGACCACGTCGACGCGCCCCAGCTTGGCGGCGAGCTTGTGGACGCTGCCGATGGTGGCATACGTGATGTCCCTCATGAGCATGCGCTTGCCGAGCGCAGCCGAGTAGATGCCGACATCGACCTCTGGCCAGACTCGGTGCAGCTTGTCGATGTTCTGCTCCAGTAGCTCCTTCTGGTGGACAAGCACGAGCACGCGTGCACCAGGCGCCTCGCGAGCAATGCGCTTGGCAATGGCCGCGATGATCAGGCTCTTGCCGGCGCCAACACTGGCGTCAACGATCGGGTCTTTCTCTGGCTCGCGCGCCATCCAAGCCCATAGATCGTCGATGACGCGCTGCTGATAAGGGCGCAACTTCATGGTTCGCCAGCGTCCTTGAGTTTGGCCCCGACAAACCCACGCTTGCGCGCCTCGATCAGGTCCGGCAGAAACACCAGCTTCGCCGCACCGGCCTCGCAGATGGTCGCCGACGACACGGTGTCCCCGTCGCCATCTCCGTTCTTGAACTCGCGCCCGTTGACATCGTAGGTGACGATCGTTCCATCCGTCGACACGGCCTTAGCGCCGCTTGGCTCCAGCAATGGCGGAATGTAGCGGTGTCCTTTGCAGCCAACGCGCTGGAAGTCGAGCGGAACCTCCCCATCATGCACGGCGCAGCGCCATGGACCACCAGCATCGCGACTGAGCGACTCGTCATGGACCACTGGTGTTGCATGCGCGCAGGTCCGACAGTTGACCTCTGCCACCTCCCCACCCCAGCAGATGAGCTTGAACACGCATGACGCACACTCGGAGTCTGTCGGCCTTGACGCGCACCTCGCCGGTGGCTCGATCGCCGAAATGACGCGTTGCGCCTTGGCCATGTCGGCTGCAAACCTGTCTGCGTCAAAGCGCAAGCGCTCGCTGTACAGCTCCGACGTGTCTTTGCACTCGGCCACGTACAGCGCGCGCTCCATGCCAGTCAGCCCCATGTAGGTGTTGCACTGCACCCAATGCCTGGGCTTCGACGCTTTCACACCGGCGCGCACGAGCGCATTGAAACTGCTTCGACTGTGCGTCTTGCACTCAATGACGTGCCATGCCTTGCGAGCCTCAGGAACGCCAATGCCAACGCCGTCCATGCTGCCGCCGAAGTGCCCGCCGATGGCATGCACCTTGTGCTGTTTGCCGTCGGCATCGACATCCTCGATCTGCATGCCAGCCAGGCGCAGGTCGCCAAGGATTGGGGCCTCAGATTCGACGCCGCGCCTGAACAGTCGGCGCATGCGCCCGTCGACCTTCTCTATCTTGGCCCACCGGAACACGTACCACACACGCCGCTCGCAGGGGTCTCCGATCAGCGAGGCGCCAAGGTGCGGGCGATGCTCGTCCTGTTGCGCTTCCAAGGCCTTGTAGACCTCCCGTACGACCGCCGATTCCTCTCTTGGCACCTCTGCCATACCCTGACCTCCTGCGACATCCCACAAGGCCCATAGCGGACCTTCTGGGATGCCTGGCGGGTGAGACCGCCAGGCGGTGTGGTGTTACGCCGCGAGCGGCACCCCATCCATGCTGACGGGCGTTGCCTCAATGGCGCCGGACTCCTTCGCGTCCTCGTCGGGCTGATCGGCGTCTTCGACTTGCGCCCCTGAGCGCAGGGCCTCGACCAGCTCGGGCTTGGTGCAGACCCGAATCGAGAAGTACGGGCCGGCGACATGAGACAGCACTGCCGCTTTGGACTTCGCTTCGATGAAACGCCCTTCCGTCACTTCAGCGCCGTCAGCGCCAAGCTCGGCCACTCGGTAAATGTTCTTTGCCATGTATTTCCTCAGATGATTGAAGCGCGGCGAACCGCGAACACTTCGGGCACCAGTTGCTTGATGCCCACCACTCTCGTCATGACGACGATCCTGTACCAGGTGCCGCGCAACTGGTAGATAGACACGATTTCTCCACGCGATGTCGACCCATTCCGGCGCTTGAAGACCACGCTAGAGCCGATCGCAATCGGCTTGGTGCTGGCGCCAGCAGTGGCGCGCTTGCCGCGCCCGGAAGCTTTCGCCTTGTTGCTGATCCTTGCCATCTTGGCGCGCCTCATGCCTGACGGCGCAGCCACGGCTTATCGGCGACCACAGGCTGCGCCTGCGGCTGCGCCTGCGGCTGGGCCTGCGGTTGGGCCTGCGGCTGAACAGGCTGCTGGCGAGGCTGCGGCTGGCCTGCGGTGGCAAACTGGCCCCGGGCACCGCCAGTGTGCTCACCGAGCTTGTAGTAGCCCTTCACCTCGACGGAATCGCGCTCCTTGCCGTACTTGTCCGTGTACGTGCCGGCTTCCAGCTTGACATCGAGCGGGATGTCATGAAGCTGGACCGTGTCGCGGATCACGCTGTTCGTCAGGCCGACGGCGTCGATCAAGCGCGCGAATTCCTTGCGCCCGATCTCCTCGGCGGTAGGGTTCGCGTTGCGCTGGTTGATGCGCGCCCAGGCCTTGCGCCCAGCGTACCCTGCCGACAGCAGCGTCAGCTCCAGTTCGATCATGGTCCCGCCTGCGCGGGTCTGCTTCAGGTCGCTGGCCGTGATCTTGGCCTGGAAGAACCCTGACGGAATCGGGATGCTCGTGTCAGCACCCATGTCCACCTGGGACGCGTCAAACGGCTGGTCAAGCTGTGCCATGTCAATTTCCTTTCGCTGTCACTTGATTGATGGAAGCCTGCATGGCATCCGCAAAGGCCTGATACATGCCTTCGGGGTTGTCCTGCGGCATGCGGATTTCCGGCGGAAGCCGGTAGCGGTTCTTGGCGTAGTAGGCCGGGCGCTCCTCCAGATGCAACATGCGCTCACCAAACCCCTTGCCCTTGTGCGAGACCTTGTTGAATCCGGCCGCGCTCTTCTCGACGACGACACGGAAGTTCAGGAACCCGACGATGTCGGCCCACTCCTGGGCGAGGCCCCAGACGCGCTTGTGCAGCTTGAGTTGGTGCCTGTCGTAGTTCTCTGCGGTCGGGTCCGCGAACGTCTTGATCTCCGAGTGAGCGAGGCAGATCACCGTCATGCCGGCATCACGCATCGCGTCGAATGACGCAAGCACCTCGCGCCAAGTGTCGTCGGCGGCGATGTAGCCCTTACCGAAACCAGGGGTCTCGATGTCAGCCCACTTGTTCCGGCGACACGTCTCAGCCAGCACGATCGGCTCCAGCCAATCGAGCGTGTCGATGATCGCGGTGCTGAACTCGTGCTGCTCCTGCACGAGCGACCCGATGGCCGACATGAGCTGGCCATACTCGGTGATGCGCGGGAAGCGCGGGATGTCGATCACGCCCTCGCCGTCCTCAAGGGGCAGCAGGATCGGGTTCGGCGCCCCGGCGGCAAACGAGGTCTTGCCAACACCGTGGCTCCCGTAGATGATGATGCGAGGTGGCGTGAGTGACACGCCGCGACGCACCGATCTCAGATCGAATGCCATGTCGCGGCCCCCTTACATCACTTCGATCTTGATCGACGGGGCGGCGACCGACTCGCTCACAAGCGACGACGCCAGGATCAGATCGCGCTGACTCAAGGCGCGTAACTTCGTGGCGCTGGCCTCATAGCGGATCGAGAAGATGTCCTGCACGGCCTGCGGCAGCTCGTCGAACATGCTGGCCACGGCCTTCTGGTCGACCGCCACGCGCGTCGCGAACGTCACCGTGCATTTCAGGCCGATCTTCTCGGCCCTCTTCGTGACCTGCCCAGTTTCCTTGCCGCGCTCACGAAGGTCTTTCTCCATGAGGACGGCGATGTTGGAGTCGATGAGCTTGCGCTTCTCGACGGCCGCATCTTCCTGGCGCTTGGCCTCGACGCGCTGCAGCAGCAGCGCATTCAAGTCCTGAAACTCATCATTGCTCATCATCGGTCTCCTGTAGATGACGCAGTCATTGTACACGACTGCGTCGTATCGTCAACTATCCAGAGTGTGGCGCATGGGATTTGCGCTGCCTACGCCAGCGATCTGGTCCATGGCGGAAGCGGCAGACATGCGCGCAAGGGCCTCCTCGATGTCATCCTCGGGCTCCGAGGAAAGCGCATCAGCAACCAGGGCGACGGCAATTTCCGTAATCTCTTGCGGCGTTGCCGCGGCGCCGCCTGCTGTAGCGCCGTTGCAGATGATCATCGGGAAGATGACTTCGCGAAAGAAGATGGCAAAGGCAACGAGCGATGCGAATGGCTCGCCGTGCTTCTCGGCAATGGCGACGTGTGCCTTGACAAGGTTGCTTGGGTTGGTTTCTTGGTGGGTGCTCATTTGCCTAACACGAGGTTGACGCCGCGCGAAC